GTTGAATAGGTCTTTCAAAAACTTGCTGATGGTAGGGCCATTCTCAATAAAGAAGTTTGCCAGACCTTCAAACGCTGGTAGAAGCGCTGTACCAACTTGTTCGTTGAGGTTGTCGAGCACCACGGATAGTTTGCTGTATGGATCTGCAGAAGTTACTGCAGCGCCTTTGACGGAGGCAGCGTAATCTTCAATGCCGCCTTTAGTCTTTTTGAGTTGCGGTGCAAGTTTGTAAAGAGACGTAAAGTTACCGTTGAACGCTTTGGTCAATGCGTCGCTAATAGTAGCTACTGGTTTGCCCGATGCGGCTGAACCGTCAAGCGCTATTTTGAGAAGTTTTTGAGCAGTGGCAACTTTGCCAGTGCCACGGAGTAGTTTGGCGAACGCTGGACGAAGTTCGTCGTCAACAATGCCAACCTGGTTAGATAGGCTGCCAATAAAGTCCTCGGTTTGTGCAACCTGTTTGGCTGTGGCCTTTGTGGTTGTTTTCATTTGCAAGGCAAGCAACCGTTGTGATTTAGCATCTTGAGCAGCTGCTTCACCGGCACGCTTCAACGCGTTAGTAATAGCAAAGAAACCTAACCCTGCGCCAATCTTTTTGAACGCCTGGTTCATTAGACGACTTTGGCTTTGAACCTTTTTGCGCATACGCTCAAGAGACTTTTCAGCGCGTTCGGTTTTCTTTTTTAGATCACTGTAATCGCCAATAAAATCGACGCGAACCTGACTCATTCGATGCCTTTCGTATAGACGGTTGTATAGATTTCTAGTTCCTCGACCGTCATACTACTTAGTTCGCTAGGCGCAAAACCTAAAACTCTGCAGTATAGCGCTCGACGTTCTATTTGTTCTCTGCGGATACTTCTTTTGGGTCTTCATCACTAAAAGACTCCATAACTGCATCAAGGGTTACCTTGCCAAAATCATTGAAGTCTGCGTTTGGGTTAGTGCGTCTTGCGTCAATCCAGCGTAAAGCCTTCAAAGCTCGAGGACGAGTAAATGCACCTTTGACGAGTTGATCCATGGTGAAACCGCTCATGATTTCAACCTGCTCCAGTTCGTCAAGTGTTAGTTCGCTAACGTCAATCATTTTGCAACCTTTCCGTTGTTGTATTTTGCAATCAGTTTATTTAGTTCTACTTGGTAACGATTATAAATCGCTGGTCTCGAACCAATGGCCTTCAGCATGAAAACGTTTGGTCGAATGTTTCGTTTAGGCCAACCCCAGTGAATGGGTGCAGCATAAACGAGTGGTTTGCGAGTTTGAAGTCGCGCACCTTTTTGGGTTCTTGCAGCCACAATCGAGCTGCGAAGTCCACCGGTTCGAGACGGAGCCAAAGACCTGGCACGTGTAGCGACTTCTCGCGAAATCTCATAACCCACGTTTGAAATCTCTTTGGCAGAAGCGCCAAGAAGTTTCAAGCCTTTGATTGTGTCGTCAAGCCCCATGACTTTGACTCCACCTCGAGTGTCCAATGTTACGCAGCGACCTTTACGCCTAGACCGAAGTAGCGTGGCGGTGTGGCCGCGGTGTCGGTTCCAGTGTTCTTGACGGTCAACTCAACGGTGAACTTCACGATCTCGCCAGAAGTTAGCGATAGCGGTGGTAGCTGGTCAAAGATGACAGTTCCAACGTAGTGAGGGTTCGTGCTGGTTGGGATTGCGTTGCCACCTGGAGCCACGGTAAACGCGACCTCGGTGCCATAGTTTGCGAATAGGAGACGGTAAAGCGAAGCGGTGTCGCCAGAAGTTAGCCCACTAAGGGATAGTTTCCATTCCTGACCAGTCTGAACCTCGCAAAAGGTGCGGACATCGCCAGGAGCGTCGCCGGTGCTAAGCTCTACGGACTCTGCGTCGCAAGCGTAATCGGTTGAAGCGATTTTGAACAGAATGTTCGTCGCTTTGATACGAGTGCTTGTAGGCATGATTTTCCTTAGAGTGTTATGGACAGGGCAACCGAAACGTCCGCGCTCAAGTAACTTGCGTTACCGGTCTCCAGCGCGTAAGGCTGGCCCACCGTCTTGAAGCGAACGTAACGAATGCTGGCTATCGCATGGATGGTCTGCTCAATGAGTAGATCCAGGGAGTTTGTTGCAAGTTCGTTGTCGGCGGTCATGGCAACGCATTTGAGTTCGAGGTTTAGTTCGTACTCGTTGCCAACAGTTTCAGGCGTTAGGTACGGTGTTGCCGGCGAGATTATTACGACGGGTGGGTTTACTCGACCTGGAACATAGTCCATTACGTCGAGGCCTGCGTCATTTAGTGCTAAAGCAAACTCTGCTTTGGCAGCTGTAATCTCGGAGACGGTCATACCGCGAAGCCGATGTAGGGCATGAGCAAGGCGTAGGCAGGACTTAGAGGGTCTTTGCCTAGCCTTACTGCTTGCCCACCAAAGTCAGCGAACTGGGTAATGCCGTTAGGTGCGCTGCGTCGGTGAAAAATCTCTGACGCAACCATAAGAACCGCTTGGTCATGAACGGCGGCAGGCACCGAAGCACCTGCCACCTTATTCGTGACTAGCTGGTGACCGCTGGTTAGGCAAAGTTGCGGAAAGTCGGAAGCATCTTTAGTGCCAACGTAATCTTTGAACTGTGCAAGGGTAACGGCCATGTTCTTTATTCCTAAGCGGTGAAGTCGAGCTTGACGATTGCAGACTCAAACGGAACGGTGATCGCGGCGTAACCGTAAACAGCGTAGTTGTTTGAGAGGGTTGCAATACCGCTCATGTCGTCGACTAGACGTACTGGTGAACCAGCTGACTCGAATACGCGTACTGCGTTCGAGTTAGCCATGTAACCAACAGTGTCGCCAAGGGTGGTGTCTACGATTACTGGGAGTCCCCAGATGGTCGCAGTTAGTGGCACTGGGCTTGAGCCGATGCTCTCACCGTTTGCAACTCCGCCGTCTACGCGAACGATTGGGCGACCAGCCGAGTCGGCTAGGGTTACGAGGTACTTGTAAAGGGCTGGGCCAGCAAGAATGAACTCGGCGTTTAGGCCTGAGTTGGTCTTGATGTACTTAGCGCCGTCTACGATGCCCTCGAGGACAGACTTAGCGGTTCCGCCATCCATGTCCATAACCTTGCCGGTGTAGTCAAGAGCGGCGATTGCCGATACTACAGCTGCGTTGGTCTGGTTGGCGTAAGCGATGCTTAGAGCCTGGAACGCGGTGTCTAGGTAAGGGGTCGATGAACGCTCAACCAACTGACGAGACAAGGTGGTCTTACCTGCGTAAGTCTTGACTGCAACAGAAGTGTTGGCGATGGTGATCTGACCGTCCGAGATGCTGGTGTTTTCGGTAGCCTGGTTGCCTACTGCAACAGTGTTAGCCGAAACCTTAGCGTAGTCAACGGTTAGACCCGAGGCTGGAAGTGCACCACGGCTAAACGCGTTCCATGATGGACGGTTTAGGTCGATTAGGTTGTTGATGAAGCCAACCCAGCCTGGCAGGCTGTAGGTGTTGGCTGATGTTGCTGCACGAGCAAGCTCTACGGCCTTTTCGTCGCCGTTCGCAAGAGCCTTGGCGAACTCGCCCTGGCTGCGGAACTGCTCGAACGATGAAGCAATAGGAGCTACTGGTGCGACGTTAGCCTCAACCATGCGACGAACTTCTACAAGCTCATCCTGGATCGCGCGAACGTCGAGTTCGGTGTTTTCAGACACTTCGCTCTCACTTTCATTTGGTGTTGGTTCGGTTGGGGCAGTTTCCTGCTCCTCGCGAACTTGGGTGATTTCCGCGCCCGAATAGGCAGGGAATGGGACGACTGAAACCTCTTTGAGGTCTACTAGAGTCCTAGTCACGACGTTGCCGTCGCGAGTCTGCTCGACCGGCATGAAGCCGACAGAGAACTTGTTGAGAACGCCGTCACGCATGAGCGCTAGGGTCTCGTCGGCGCGCTGGACACCTTCGGTTAGTTTTGCAGTGATCTCGTAACCGTTAGGGGTTTCGCGACCTTCAATAACTTTGCCGATTGGTTCAGCGTGTCCGTAAAACAGTTTGACGTCCTCGACACCGCGGATTGCGCCGGGTGCGAAGCGTTCGGTGTATGAGCCAATGTTGGCGTCTTGTCCGTAGGGAACAGCAA